AATCAGCTCAAAGATTTCCAGTCTAAAAAGTAGCAAATTAACAATTAAATAATGTATAATCTACATATGGAAAATATTTTACGATCAGCTTCAAAATTAGTTTTTCTTATGATGGCCTTGGGTGTCAATGCGGCACTTTTTACCGGTAAAATTAGCGCCGAACAGTACATGATTATTGCTTCAATGGCCTTCACATTTTACTTCGCCAACAAAGGGGATTCGGACCAACCATACGCCGGTAAATAGTTATTTATGTTCCCTCAAATCACAATTCGACACAATATTGGCAACATTATTGAGATTCCAAACCAGCTAAATTCTAGCGTGTTTACCTACCTGTCGAATAACTTTGCGATTGGGGCAACGGCCCTGACAGTCGATAATGCTATTGATTTTACAGCCGGAGAGATTTTACTCCTGTTGGGCTCCATTGGTGCCGAGAACGCAGAATTTATTGCATCAGCGAGTCACACCGACCAAAGTTTTGTAACGCTTGCGACAAAACAACCACACAACCGAGGAGATTTGGTGTCTCATGTAAATTACGATCAAATTGTAATTTCAAAGTCAGCTACTAAAGATGGGACATATGCAGCGCTGGCGACTCTTTCTCTGTTTGTAACACAGCAAAAAACCGTTCATTTTGATGCATCTGGTCTAACATCTGACTACTATAAACTGCAGTGGAAAAACTCTCTAACTGATGATTTGTCAGAATTTTCACTACCAGTCAGTGTACTTTCTTACCCAACTAATTCAGTTGGTAGCGTCATTCTTCCGGTTTTGTCAGCGATGGGTGTGTCAGAAAACGATACAAAGATAACTGTTCCTTTCTGTCTTGAGGCAATCAACGATGCTCGAAAATACGTGGACATGAAGCTGTACGGAATCCGGCACGCTTGGCGGTCAGAATTTGAACATCCAATTAAAGTTTTAGCTGGAACTAACTTTGCGCTCCTTCCTGACGATATCGACTTTGACGAATCTGATCGGTCACTTCTTGCTGCCCGTTTTATTACCTCTAACGTACTGGCTCCGTTTAACCTACGATACATCGACAAACGGTCATGGAATCAGCTTTCTTTCAACATCGGAGGTAGTAAAAGTACCGCAGTAGTAGCTATTTCAGCCGCCACAATTCCACTTGAAAGTGCTGGAGATTTTCCGCTTGGGACAAATGCTGGAGTGGCTTACGTGGCCACTACTTCCTACAGTCAAAGTCTTATGCAGATTGCGTACACGGGGGTTAATCAAGACACAAATGAGTTGACCGGTGTAACTGGTGTTACAAGAGAGATTCCTATCGGAACTCAAATTTGGGTCCGTCCGACAATTGCCCAACCTTTTAACTACACTGTGTATGACGACCAAATTGTGTTTGATCGAGTTATTCCCGGTTCAATGCAGGGAGTAAACGTGTATATTGACTACTACCGAAAATCGGGAGAGGTGACTGATTTGTACCAGGAACTGAGAGAACCGTATCGAGAAATTTACAAATGGTACCTGCGATATGCCATCAAATATCGAAAAGATATTACATTAGCTCAGTCTGATCCTGACTACAAAAAGTTTGAAGAGTTGGTTGACGCTTTATTTGCGAACCTCTACACCGGTCAAGATACGACCATAATCACTTCATAGTATGAAAATCTCAGCTTGTCTCATTGTTAAAAACGAAACAGACCACATTGCAACAGTATTAAGCTCACTCGAAGGGTTTGATGAAATTGTCGTGTGTGACACAGGGAGTGAGGATGACACTGTTGAGATTGCTAAACGGTTTACTGATGAAGTTTATACCGACTACATTTGGAACGATGATTTTGCTGAAGCGAGAAACCATGCTCTATCAAAATGTACTGGTGATTGGGTACTGTCAATTGACGCTGATGAGGTTCTTGAAGAAGGAGGACTACAAAAAATAAAAGACATAATTGCTCTAGCAACAGATGATCAGTTACATTTTAGTGTTCAAATGACTGCTGAAAAAACTGGTCAAACTCACCTGCTACCTCGATTATTTCGAAATAACGGAGTGGTTCAGTGGGTTGGGGAGGCTCACGAAACACTGCATCCGATTCAAAGGAATGTAACTGACCTTGTTATTACCTACGGGTACAGTACCGCTCACAGTTTAGATTCAAATCGGATGCTAAGAATCCTTACAAAATTAGTTGAAAGTGAAAACAGTACTCCTCGGGATTTATATTATTATGCTCGAGAATGGTATTACCGGGCAGACTACGAAAAATCGTGTAATCTTTTCAGTGAATATATTACAGTAGCTACTTGGGCTCCAGAAAAAGCAGATGCTCTACTTTACTTGGCTCGAGGTTATTTCCAACTTCAGAAAGGTAACGAAGCGAGAGAAGTGTGTCGTGAGGCTATTATGCTTAACCCGGATTTTAAAGAAGCGTTATTGTTTATGGCTGAACTCCATTTCGAACCCTGGAGACATAAATGGGAAAGACTCGCTTCCGCTGCGACCAATGAGGATGTATTATTTGTTAGAACATGAGTAAATTACAAACAATAGACAATTTAAAAATTGCATATGCTACTGAGGGTGTTATTCGTACTGCTGCTCTTGACGACACAATCGCTCCAGAGGACTCAGTGCAGCTGGCCGTCAATATGAATTTTGACCGAGTTGGAGCTCTCCAGACTAGGCCAGGGGTGACGAGTTATGCTGATTCAATCACGGAACAAATCAATAATTTCGGGACACTGCGAAATAGTATACTGCCTGACGGGTACGACTCAATCGAACAGATTGGTGAAACTAGCACTATTGTAACAGCAGATTTTCGTGACCCCTCAGCAGTAAAAATATCGAATACTAAAATTGCTGTTTTTTGGTCGGGGGCAGATGATGATGGTTTTTGTCGAAATTTTTCAGTTGACCCTAATACTGGAGTAATGACTGCAATCGGCAATCTCGTTGAATTCGAGACAAATAATTACAGTCGCGGACAAGCAATTTTTGTCGGAGGAACGTCGGAGGATGTTCTGGTCGCTTGGCGAGGAGCAAGTAACGATGGGTTTGTTAGAGCTTTTGAGTGTGAAGCAGACACAATTATTCCACGAAGTTCAGCGCTTGAATTTGATACGGTTTTTGGAGATGACATTTCTTTGGCTGCGATTAATGCTACAAATTTTATTTGTTTCTATCAAGGAGGAAATGACGAAGGGGTTGCTACAGTATTTCAAGTCAATAGTGCTACTGGAGCAGTGACTGAACCTGGGAGTCCGCTAGTTTTTGAGACAGCTAATAATTTTAATAATTATTGCGCCCCGTTAGGGGATGGAAGTAGATTTATTAATTCGTGGAATGGAGGTTCTCCACTAATATTCAAATCTCAAATGTTCTCGGTCAATCTGACAACGTGGGCTATTACAGCCCTCTCGAGTCCCCTTATTCGTAGTGATGCTTTTCAAGGTGGACCTACTTTTCCAATTGGTGATGGTTCACGTTTTATGGCTTTTTATAGCGCTTCTGGTGTAGCTGCTGGATTTACTGCGGGAATTCTTCAAGCAAATACTACCACTTATGCTTTAAGTATAGTAGGAACTCCCGTTAAATTTCAAGACTCGTTTGGTGGAAATGGATTGTTTGGCGTGTCGTATGGAGACGGAGAAAACTTCGCCGCTTTCTACACGGAAAATGTTGGGTTTGGGTACGTTCAACTTATTAAAATGAATCCTAGTACTTACGTTATAACTCTCACTCCACCAAAACTGGCTGGGTATGATTTTTCTAACTTCGGATCAGCTCCGGTTCTCATGTCCCCAACAAAAGTTTTTCTCAGCTGGGGAAATACCGATAGAGAAGGCTTTAATGCAATGTTTCAAACCTTTGGTACGCTAGTAAATGGTAAATGGCTGTATGCTGGTCATGGTGACAAAGTATCAAATACTGACGGCCAAACGTGGACGGTGCGCCGGTCTGGTTTAGCAGAAGTTTCAAAACCTCGATTCGCTCAGTACCTTAATTATATTTGGATGGTTAATGGTAATGATCGGATAGGTGGTGACCCAGTAGCTACTTCTAGTGGTGGAGCCTTTGGAACCGATTTAGTTCCAGCTAATTTTCCAAAAGGTGATTTTATTCACGCTGGGTTTGAAGGTCGTGTCTGGGTAATTGATAAGTCACTTGGGGTCATTCATTACACTGACATTGTTCAGTTTGCTCCTCCGAACGTATACACCTTAACTTACGATCCTACAGTAAACTTTATTAGCAACCTATCTCCACAAACAGGACAGTCGTTTACAGCGCTGTATCGCGTACCTCGAGCGCTTCTTGTTTTCACTGAAGATACTATTTTTAGAATTTACGGAGCGACTTCAATCGATGCGTACCCGGCTTACAACGTGGGAACATTCTCTCAAGAGTCAATTATTGAATCAAAGACCGGTATTTTCTTTCATCACTCGTCTGGTTTTTACCAGTTTGATTATGGGGGTCAACCAGTAGAAATTTCTCGAC